CCCCACAGCTGTAGTTACACTACTGTTATTTATACAAAGGTGGAAGTTACCACAATCATAAGTTTTGGGATCACCAGCAACAGCTGTTGTTCGTACAAACTTACGTGGACCTAAACCATGCATCTGAGATATATCACAAGCAAAAGTATGAGGTTCCCAAAGGGAACCACTTTGTGCACGTGGATGATCAAGCGCATCAACTTCTAAAATTGGTGCTGGATCTTGAACATTATAATCCGCCAATAACATAACATCACCTGCGGTGCTAGTCCCAACAATTGGAACATAGCTAAACCGTAGTCTCCTAAACCTATACTGCTCATATTGAGCAGCTTGTATAGAAAGCCAGGGAAAAGATTTCTTATCACCTGGTTGAAGGATATAGGAAGCAGCTACTCCAAAAGTAGTTGTCCCTAAAATAGATCCTTCTATTAACTCTCTATGACAAACGGTAACTGAACCACCTTTGGATTTAGATGTCCTAGGTGCAGTTGAGACCATGGTTCGTCCAATAGCTGCAGATGCTAAAGTTGTATGACTAGAATTGGTCATAGTCGGTTTATTTTTTCGACTAAGATTAATTCCCATAGATTTAGCAAGTTTATCTGCCGCTATTAGGTATGCCTCTTTTCTGGGATTATTCCCAGACCAGAATCTGGCATCAAGTAATCTTTTCTTATTGGATTCTCCTTTAGAATTGATTACAATAGACTCTTTCATAATTTATAAAGCAAAATATAAATTTGTTTTTGCTTAAGGTACCGGTTCCCACTAAGCATAGTGCGACTATACATCCTATAAATTTTACTCCTACCTGTGTAGTCTGTCGGCATTTAGAGATAAACTCATTTAGCACGGAAATATTAAGTCTTAGATAATAATCTAACGACACCGTTTTAGGTAGTAAATATAGGACCCGGATAGGGAATTCCACCCATAATGACCTCAAAGTCTCACGATTTGAAAAAGACATAAGTCTAAAAAGAGCGTCAAAGCATCTTTTAAATAGGGTCTTATAAGCCAACGAAGAATTCCCGAACTTCTAATTGATAATCAGTTAGAAATTCAACTTTTTCTTCTATTAAATTAGTAGAGAAAGTCAAAGGAATAGACCTCGAGTCGGTGGAAAAGGATGTAGAAATACCATCCCAATTATAAGATAAATTCTTCTCAATTAAATTGGAGTAGAAAATATCTTTGGGGATGAGAACATCCGGGAGACGTTTAAATAGGCTAGGTTTTCTAGGTGCAGAAATAATACTTTGAATTTCCATTTCATTAAGATATGGCAAGTAAATCTCATTCCTAACTGCACGATTAAACTCTCTCATCAATGACTTAGAAGGTAAACGATACTTAAGTTCTGGTTCACCAACAACAATATGTTGATTTAAAATAGAACCTGAAACCCGCTTAAACCCGTCAAATACAGTATAAGTTTCATCAATCTTTGGATCACCTTCTAAAAGTAATTCAGGAATACCCTGATACTTTTCAAAGAAGTCAAGATTAGGTACAAGACCTTCATCTACCAAAGCAGAAAAATATTTTTTAGGAAAAATACCCTTTTTTAACTCTAAACCAATATGGAAGAATAAAAAAGAAGCAAACTTTCTCTGAAAGACTGTAAATTTTATACAAGGAAGGACTTCTGGAAAGATCTTAAAACCTAAACCACCTAAGTGGATAGGAATAAAAAGATTGAACTTACCAGAATCCGTCATACGATTTATCGAAGATAAATTATAATGTATAAACCTTTGATGGGCCCTCAATTTGTCATTAGCACCTCCAACAGATATTTCATATAAATCAGCCATGGGTAAAGAACGAGTCTTATCCCTCATAGTACCTTTTGACTGAGCAGTCAAAAGACCAGGATTCATATAATTTATCAATTGGAAATTCCACTCACCTATAAAATTAGCATCTATAACTTCCTTAGAAAGTGAAAGATTATATAAATAATCAACTTTCGATACAATAGAGAAGTTATACATAACTGAGTTAACGGTTAAAAGAGAGTTATGAATATAATTCTTACC